TCCTTCGTTCAATGGGTTCTACGCCCGTAATATTTTCTGTTATTGGCACCAGGATTAATCAAATTCTAGATTTCTCTAATTTCTCAGCTGAGTTTGACCGACCTGGTTGGACTATAAAAAGGAAGATGTCCAGGTTTGAAAAAGAATATGAGAACTCTACAGCTGACAAAAAGGAGATTGAACGGATTGTGGACTTTTTGGAGAATGGTGGACAGCATGCAAAGTTTTCATTGCATGATGACATGCAAGATTTCTTAAAGGTATTTCCAAGAGACCTCCTGGAATTGGATCAGGGTTGTTTCGAAATACAACGTACCCGTGGTGGAGACCTGTTAACATTTAATACAGTGGATTCAGCTACAGTACGCTTGTTAGAAACAATTGATCCTAATTACAATGATGAACGTAAATATCAAGAACAGATCTATGAAGGTGAAAAATACTTGCCATATTACTGCCAGGTATACAGAGAACGTGTGCTGAGAAATACTAAAACGCACGAAGAAATCATATGGTATCCATGGGAGATGTGTTTTGCTGTTCGAAACAAACAGTCTGCTATAATGGCAAATGGATATGGGCAGTCTGAATTGGAAGTATTGATGCGTATTGTGACCTGGCTCCTTGAGTCGATGGAATACAACGGCAGGTTTTTCACCAATGGATCAAACCCCCGAGGCTTCTTTACTATGAAGGGTGGAGTGGATCCAAGGATGTTAAATGACTTCCGCATGGCATGGAGATCCATGGTATCAGGGTGGCAGAATGCACATAAAGTACCAATCTTCGAAGCTGATAAAATTGACTGGGTTTCAATGCAGAATACCAACAAAGAAATGGAATTCTCCAAGTGGATGGAATTTTTGACACTTATTGCTTGTGCAGTATACAAAGTAGACCCTTCAGAAATGGGCTTCCATTTTTCTCAACAGAAATCACTATTTGGTGATTCTGGGCAGAAAGAGCGGTTAGCACACTCAAAAGATAAAGGGCTGAAACCCCTCCTGAAAGTCATTCAGAAAAACATTGATAAATTTATTGTATCGGAACTGAACCCCAGTTTTGAATTTGTTTTTACTGGTATTGATATTGAGGATGAGGTTGTCAAGTTGGACAGTGATGTAAAAAAACTTGCTAATGGCATGGTGGCAATGCAAGATAAGTTTAAAGAATATTCAGGTCGGGAGTTTGATCCTGAAAAAGATATCATACTAAGTCCAGTATACAATCAAATAAAGCAAATGGAACAGTATGGTGGTGCTGGTATGAATGGGGCAGTTGATGAAATGAATGGTGGGCAGGATCAAGGACAACAGAATCCATTCGATCAGTTTGAGGCAGGAATGACTAAAGGGCATACATCAGATCCTTTTATGGCAGAGCTTACAAAGTATATTAATACTGAATTGATACAGAAATGAACGGATTTAAGTGGCAATACGTTGAACGAACTATTTATATCATTACAATATTACTTGCTGTATTTTTTCACTTCAGGGATAAGGCTACAAAACAAGCAGTATTGGAAACGAAAATAGAAACTATGATTCAAAATCAAGAAAGCATACTAAATAAGTTTAAAGAGGCAGATATCAAGTGGGAAAAACAAGCTGAAATTAATGGAAAGATTACTGTTTTTATGTTGCTTGACGCTCCTAAGTAGTTTTTGCTTTGGACAATCAATGGCGCGGACTAAAACGGCACAACAGATCACTGTCAAAAGTGATACTGTTGCTAACAAGGTGTACATACAACAGGTGTACGAATTCAAGAAAGATACTGCTTACATAAATCAGCAGGATTCAACTTTAATGAAGATGGATGCTATAATTAATAAAAAGAAGAAATAATGTGCTGGAAAAAGATTTGGGACTGGATTAACGGAACTGTCCCACCCGTAGAGCCACCAATACCACCTCTAACTACTATGAAAAAGATTGCAATACTGGCAGCTATCAATAACTATCCGGGGACGCAGAACGATCTTAACGGTTGTTTAAATGATCAGGCAAACGTGGTTTCCAAGTTACCAGACTTTGAAAAGAGATTATTCAAAGATTCTCAAGCTACAATTGACAACTTTAGTATGGCTGTTTTGAAGGCTGCTGATGAGACAGAAACTGGAGATAATGTAGTAATTCATTATTCAGGCCACGGAACCTATTTGGCTGATATGAATGGAGATGAGGTTGATGGTAAAGATGAGGCCCTTTATCTTTATGATGGTCCACTTGTCGATGATGATTTCGGGGCATTACTTGATCACTTTAAGCCAGGTGTAAAAGTATATGTATTTTTGGATTCATGTTTTTCAGAATCCGCTACCAGAGCCTTTAATCTCTTACCAGGTCCTTCAAAAGGTAAATTTATGAGATATGAAGATTTCAAAATTGCTAAAAAAGTACCACATAATAAATTATTGAAAACCTCTATAAAATGGGTTGTTTTCTCAGGTTGTTCTGAACATCAGACATCAGCAGATGCTTACATTAATGGGATGTATGAGGGAGCTGCCACCCATTTTCTTTGGGGTTGTATTGATAGAAAATATACTGCTAGGGAATGGTTCAACGAAATGAGAAAATCTTTACCATCTGCAGAATACGAGCAGATTCCGACTCTTGAAGGGCCGGAAGATATTATAAATCAATTAATTTTCACTTAAAACTTGTTAATTATGACAACACAACAATTTTTGAAAGGTCTTTTAATGGCTCTTATAGCTGTTGCTGTGACTTACTTTGCACAAACTCCAATAGATTATATTATGATGGCTATCGCGGCAGTTAGTGCTGTATTGGTGTATACTGGCAAGAACCTTATTACGGTTCTTCAATCAGATTCACCAGCTGGATCGTTGAGTTTGATAAATATTGTATCGGCTTTACTTATCCTTATTGGAAACGGAATTTTAGATGGGGTAGCTTTATATTATCTTAATGGAGTCCTTGTATGGTCAGTTCTATTGAAGATGGTTGCCGGCGTTGTATTTACATACATTACAGCGACATGGTTTGCTCCTCCTTACACAACTACTAAGCAAAAGCTACTGGTATGAAAAAACTAGGTATTTTTCTAGTTTTCATTTTGTTAGCATCTGGATTGCAGGCACAGGGTGTACTAAGACCTGTGCCCCGCTTTCCTGATTCTTCAGAGAAGCGAGATATGACAGAAAAAGGAATCATTCCTGCTACTAGTAAGAAGGTATGGAGATTTGATGCTTCAATAGCTATTGTGGAACTTAGTTATGACAAAGACACTAAAAAGGTTTTAGCTAATTCTTTTAGTGCTGTAGGCCCAGCGTTTGGACTACAAAACTATGTTCCTACTTCAGCTACTGATCCTACTCCATTTAATAATTGGGGAGTTAGTGGGGCTTTCTTACTTGGAAAAAGCATATACGAACCTGATCTAGCAGCGGCAAAAGTGGCTATTGTAGTAAATATTATGCAGTACTTCAAGTTTGGAACAACATATACTTTTAATACACCAACTAATGTAAGTCACTTTGGAGTGTTCTTTGGTGGTGGTATAACATTTTAATATTTGATAAGATACAAAATAAAGTAAAATGAAAAAAGCAGGTTCAGGTGCTGGTAGAACAAGTATTGTTGATACTCATGGGCACATAGCAAATTTTTTCGGTTCAGATGCTCCAGCTGTTGACAGTGCTGGATATGGAGTGGTGGACGGTTCTGCCCTTACCAAGGATCTGGAACCTTCACAATTCGGAGTTACTACAGAACGTATTCCGGATTACTTTTATATCATTCCGGAAGTGGATCCCATAGCATTAGTTGCTGCTGTTGGTACTATTGCTGTACAATTACTTGATCAAGAAGAAGGTGGTGTATTTACTTTCTCTGCTGTACAGACTCTTTCGTGGGCAGGTTTTCCAATGCCATACAGGATCAAGAAAGTTTACAAGACAGGAACAACAGGTGATTTTTCAATAATTTGGTAATATGCCCTTAACGAATAGACGAATGGCGGTGGATCCCAATACTAAATGGAATCTTAATTCACTATATGATCATTTACATTCATTGATTACTTATGTAGATGATAAATCTGATCTTAGGATCAATGCAACATTAGCAGAGATGCATAAGATAGAAAGCATCAATGATGTTAAGCATGAAACAATGAATGGAATAAGGGAGCAGTTAACTGATCAAGCGGAGACTTTTTTGCGTAAAGATGAATATAAACTTGCTCATGCTAATCTTCAAGATAAATTGGATAGTCTGTCGAAGGTTGTGTGGACGGGATTAGGTGTTTGGCTTGTGTTGCAATTATTGATTGCTGCTGTACTTATACTTGTTTTTAAAAAATAATACGGCAAGGATATGAAAAGAATTTTGTTTTTGTTGAAAGAAAGATTTTATAGCCAATCCCGTACATCATACGGGTTGATCAATTCAGCTATGCATATTGCCCACTTTCTTGAACAGCATAACTGTCATTGCCATGTTGTACAAGTCACAGATGCTAATGCTATTGATAAAGAAATACATGAGTTCCGTCCTGATATTGTTATTATTGAAGCTCTTTGGGTCACAGCTCATAAACTCAATGAATTGATGGATTTGAAGAGATACCATCATATCAAATGGATTGTGCGGATACATTCCGACATAGGTTACTTATCCAGTGAAGGACATGCTTTGAAGATAATCAATAACTATATTGATCTGCATCATAAAAATCTTGTTATTAGTCTCAACAATGCCGCTTTCAATACAGCATTATCTGAGGTCCTGAAGTATAAATTTACATTGCTACCAAATGTTATAACATACCAAAACCCTGAGAATGATGAATCTGAAGAACATCACCAAATAAAAATAGGATGTTTTGGGGCCACCCGTGTTCTAAAAAATCAATGTTTCCAGGCTATATGTGCTATAATGGCAGCTAATAGACTTCATAAAAGGCTGTATTTTCACATTACTCCAAATTTGGGCATTACAGATGATTCCATACTGAAGAACTTAAAAGAACTGTTTAGTCGAACTACTCATGAATTGATTGTTCATGATTGGATGGAGAATCATAAGTTTCAAAAGTTAATCAAGAAGATGGATTTTGGTATGCAGCTTTCTTATACTGAAAGTTTCAATATTGTAGCATCGGATTTTATAAGTAATAGTAAACTGATTATTGCCAGTAATGCTATTGATTGGCTTCCGGGGTTGTTTCGTGTATCAACTACTGATTACGAGGAAGTTATAGAAAAGATTATACACACATACGAGCATCGAAATAGTTGGATTTTAAAAGAAATGCAACAGATGGCTCTTGCTCATCATAATAAGCATGCAGAAAGAGAGTGGTTAGAATTTTTATTTGAAGAACACCATCATGACAGAACTGAAGAAACACCTGGATCCCCCAAGGTATCCTAAAGTCATTCTTCCAATTGAAGAAGAAATGAAACGCTCGTTTGATGTAGTGACAAAAAAGATGTTGGTTGATGTTACTAAACAATTGACTAAAGAAGTAAAGAGAGGATGATATTCCGCCCAGGTCAAATACAAAACGTATTGAAGCAGATCAGTAAAAACATTTTACTGTATATTAGTATGAACCTGGGTGAAGCTGTTTTGTCAGAAGCCGATCATTCACTGCTTTCATCGATGGGTCTTTCTATGAAGAATCTTAGCGGTGATTTTCCACCTTATTACAAGATGTTCCTACTCGGTCGCCTGACTCAATTAATAGGGGAATGGAATTCATCTAGGTTAGAATATCCGGAGTTTGAGGATTATCTTCGTAGAGGACAGTTTCAACCCTTGACACCGTTCGAAGAGATTCAATATACATTAGCTCGCCAGGCAACATACTCGCATTTGAAGAACCTTGAAAATCGAGCCAGGATGGAATCTGAAGGTATTATGATGGATGTATTGTCTAGATCTGAATATGAAGCTATAGTCAAGGAAGAAATTGAAGTGGGAATAAAAGAACGTAAAGCTGTTGGGGGCATTGTATCAGATATTGGTCATCGCACTTTAGATTGGAAAAAAGATATTGGAAGGATTGTGGATACAGAGATGAATAATATATTCCAACGTGGGAGAGCAGTACAGATTTCGGAGAAAAACCACGGCACGGATCCTTTAGTTTATAAGGATGTGTATGAAGGCGCTTGTAGGCACTGTATCTACTTGTACCTGACTCACGGCATAGGATCTGCCCCAAGAGTATTCCATATGAGCGAACTCCTCGCAAACGGCAGTAATATAGGCAGGAAGGTACCGGAGTGGAAAGCAACAATCGGTGGAGTTCATCCATTTTGTTTTTTAAATCCAAATGTAAAGATATATACGACTAATGGTTGGATATCAATTTCTAAAATTCAACCAGGAGATATGGTGTTAACTCATAAAGGAAGATTTAGAAAAGTTACTTCTACAATGAGAAGAAAATACCAAGTAGGAATAACAGAAATATATAATATTAAAATTAGAGTGAGGGGTGGAAAAGTTTCATTAAATGGAATCACCGGTTCTCATCCTATCCTTACTAATAGAGGGTGGATTAAGGTTGTTGACTTACAAAAAACAGACAAGATTAGTTTTGGAACACAAAAATGTACAGAATGCCAAGTCGATTTTCCTATTTATACTAATGGTGGAAGTATATGTACAATCTCCGCCAAGGTTTGTTCACATTACTGTGGTGGAAAAAGCAATGCAACAGTATTTAACAAAAAATTAAAAGATCCTGAATACAAAGCAAAATATGGCAAAGAAATGTCTGAAAGGTTAATTCAAATGTACAAAGAAAGACCAGAGATTGTTGAACAGATGAAAGAAACTAAAAAATTGAAACATTTCAATATGACATTTGAAGAACGGTGTGCTCTTACTAAAAATGCCAATGTATTTGTTAGGGAACAAATATCAAAAGGTACATTTAATTTTAGCCAAGAGTTTATACATTCTAGATCAGGTAAAAGGACAAGTACTGGACTTGAAGGAAAAATGAAATGGTTGTTACAAAAATTGAATATAGAATTTATCGAACAATTTGAAATAGTAAGAAATGAATGGCATAGTTTAGGACGTAAGCGAAGATATTATGTAGATTTTTACATTCCAAAACATAATTTAGTTATTGAGTGTGACGGATATTATCATCATTCTGATGAGCACAAAGCATATGATATTGAAAGAGATCTTGAAATAAAAAAATTAATAGGTGCTGAAGTAGTTCATTTTACAGATAAAGAAATACAACAGAATTTAGGAGATTGTTTTGTAAAAATGAACAGAGTTTTGGCAAACCATGAAGGCAAATACTCAGGAGATTGCACTGGTGAAATACTTTCTATTGAAAAAAGATCTGGTTCTCAATTAAATGGGTATTTCAGATACAATAAAGAGAAGGTCCTTTATAACTTCGCTGTAGATGAAGATGAAAGTTATATTGCTGATGGAATTGTTGTGCATAATTGTAGGTGTAATCTCCGTGAACTGCCCGCCGGAATGATCTGGAATAAAGACAAAAAGCAGTTCGTATACAATGAAAAGAGTTTGAAAGAACAAGAAGCGGCACTTGGCATGAAAGGCAAAATAAAAATATATATTGGCAATAAATTAGTGGAAGTGTAACATTTAACATATACTACAATGATAAAAGAAGAATTCAAATTCACAGACAAAATGACAGCTGGCGTAGGAAAAGGAGTTGAAAGCGAACTTGTGTTCCGTGCTAATATGCGTATTGAGCTTCGGGATGCTGATGGAAACATCAAAGAGATTCGCAACGTACACAATACAGTCACTACGGCAGGGAAGAATGGAATTATGGATCAGATCATTCTTTCTCCCACTTTACTAAAGCCAACTTATATGGAGCTTGGTACTAGTACACCAGCAGCAACATTGCTAGGTGCCTACATTTCAGGTTCTCGTGTAGCCCTGTCATCTAAAGACAGAGTTAATAATATTGTAACTATGGTTGGTGACTGGGGTACTGGAGTGGGAACAGGTGCTATTACAGAAGCAGGGATATTTGATGTAGTTACTCAAAATACAGTGAATATGTGGTGTTCGGCTTCATTTGCTGTTATTACTAAAGGGGCAAATGATACACTGAAGATTACTTGGACCTTAACAGGCAATTAACATATTGAATTATGGCAGATAATATTACATTACCAGGCACCGCGTCGGTTGTTGCTACAAAGGATAAGGGTGGTGGAGTAGAAGTTCAGGAGATTGTCCTTGTCAAAGGTTCTGACTATTCTGTAGTTGATCCAGCTTCATCTGACAATCAGACTAATGGACTACAAAAAGTTCAA